ATGAGCATCAAACCCTCAATTCTCAACGCAACCCAAAATCCAGCTGAAACCGCGCAACAGACCGTCCGCAACTATTGCGGCTGGCATATCGGGCCACCCGTCCGTGAAACCCTCACCCTCGACGGCAACGGCGCCAACAAACTAGCGCTGCCATCCAACAAGGTTGAAGATATTCACGCGCTCGCTGTGGACGGGGTGCCGGTGCAGGGTTTCCGTTTCTCAGCTGACGGGTGGATCAAGTTGCCTGCCGGTAAGGTCTTCCCGCGTGAGCCCCGATGTGTCACCGTCGAGCTCACGCACGGGCATGAAGATTTAGCGCCGGTTGCCCAGGTTATCCAGGATTTAGCAGCCCGCGCCGCAATGGGTGCGCACGGCAACCTCTCGTATCAGAGAGCCGGCACCCAATCGGTCGGCTATGCCACACGCAACGGTGAAGCCTCGGGCGTCTCTCTGCTAGAGCAAGAAAAAGAGAAGCTGGCTCCCTATAAGCTCGGGTGGGTGCCGTGATAGGTCTACCACTGCCAGGGCACACCGTGACAATAACGCACCTCTCAACGGCAGAAACCATCACCGCTGACGGGTTCAAAAAGAAGACCGAAACACGTCGAGACATCCAAGCGATCATTGACGCTCCCGCCGCCGCTGAACCACGTGCTGGCACAGCACTGATAGCCACGATAGACCATGTGCTATATCTGCCCGCTGGCACCGCCATTGAGGCCGCCGACCGGTTCATCATCGACGGCAAGACATTCGAAGTTGAAGGTGAGGCCGTGGCTATTACGAATCCTTTCACCGAGACAACCTTCTACACGGAAGTGAAAGTGCGGCGCTGGCATGACTAAAAAATTCAAACTCAATAAAACTGGTTTGCAACAGTTGCGCAAGCTGCCAGCTGTTCGCGCCAATCTGAAACGCCGTGCTGACGCCATCGCGAAAGAAGCTTCCAAAGGTGGAAAAGTTGCCGGGTACAAGGTCACCGAGCTAGCGCTAGAGGATCCACGCGGCGCCGTCTCCATCATGGCGACCGGGCACGCTCACTTCCACAATCGCAAGCACAACGCCTTGATTCGAGCATTGGACGCAGGCCGTGACTGAACGTTTTATTTTCCCTTCGCACGTCTCGACCGCCTACAAATATTTTGCTCGGGCTCTCCCCGATGTGCTGGTAGCCCGCGACGAGCCACCGACCGGGTGGGATAAAAACACGCCCCTAGTGCTCATCAAAGACGGCGGCGGCGGACGAATCCACCACTATCAGCTTGCCGACAAACGCATCAGCTTCGAGGTGCGTGCACCTGACGGAGAAGCAGCCGATGCACTAGCTAACCGCGTCTTCAACGTCATGCGTGAATGGCCCGAGCATGACGCGCCGGTATACCTCACCGACCGTCACCTCACCATGCCAGCCTATGACCCTCTCCCAGAACCGCGGCTGCCCGCGTATACCTGGACGGTCACAGTCACACTCAAATCCACCACGCTCGCCACCTGAGGCGAGCTTTTTAGTAGGAAAGGGAAATTATGGCTGAGAAAAAGCGTAATTTCGACATTATTGTCTCCAAGCCCGAAAGCATTACCGGCGGTATTACCGTCGCCCCGCTCGGAACAGAAATCCCAGGAACTTTTAAGACCAAGCTCAGCGACAAGTTCATACCGATGGGCTATGTAAACGAGGACGGTCTGACTCTCTCAGAGGACGCCTCGGACGAAGAGATTAAGGTATGGGGCGGCGTCAAAGTACGAACTGTGCGCAGCGAATACTCGGCAAAAATCAAATTTACCCTGCATTCAACCGCTGACCTCGACGTCAATAAGACCGTTTTCGGCCCTAATAACGTCTCTCTCTCAGATGAGGGCGTGTTGCAGGTCAAGCATGGTGCTGACATTCCGCCGGTGCAGGCATTCACTATCGAAACTAAGGACCCCAACAACGGGTATCAGCGCCGCTTCGCTATCCCCCGCGGGCAGATCACCGTAGCCGGCGATCGGAATCTAACCCATTCTGCTGCCGATGGTCTCGAAGTTTCCATCGAGTGCTTGGCAGACCCCGAAACCGGTATCTGCTACACCGAGTACACCCTCATCCCTGATGCGGATAAGGCCGCCGCCGTTCGTGCCGCATCACCTGGTGGTGTTCCCGGCGCTGTTCCCGGTATCGGTGGCTAAACCTTCTCGGTTTTGACCTTCCTTATTGGGCAGGTACTCATATTTCCCTGGTGCGGTTTGCACTCTTATTGCTGGCTCCACAGCCGCACCAGGGGCTACACCTTTTTGGAGCCAGCGCTGTTGATAGGAGTCAGCAAACATGGCAGCAACCACCCGCACCCGTAAGAACGTCAAAAAGGCTCACGCTCGCAAGTTCGCCAAGAAGTACCGCCTGGTTGAATTTGAATCCGACCTGTTCGAGGGCGTTTTCCGTCTTCCAGATATGAAGCAGATGCCGGTGAAGGTCATCGCCGCCCTCAACAAGGGTGACGTCGCGGTTATTATTCCCTGGTGCATTGCCGCTGGCGCATCGACCGAAGACGCCGAAGTTATTGGTGAGCTTGACGCCGAAGAACTCCCTGAATTCATTGAAGCATGGGGTGAGGGCGCGCTCCCAAAATCTTAGGAGCTATCCAGCTCTATCAGGAACACGAAGCCGCTGTGAGAGCCCGGCTGTTAGAAGTCGGGCTCGACTGGGATTCACCGCGCACGGGCAGAGCATCGTGGGCAAATATTATCGCCGCGATTGAATCCGAGCCGCCGTGGGGTCCGATCCAGCGTGCCAGCGAGCCCGAAAAGTGGCTTTGGTACATCCCCATGTTCGAGGGTGTGCAAAGCATTAAAGAAATCCTTGCAGTGGCAAATCTGCAGCGCGGCGGCGACCGTGCAAAGCTGCGGTCTTTCAAACCAGCAGTACGCCCGTGGGACGAAAAAACCCGCAAAATCGCCGCTGCACCCATGAGCTATGACGAGGCTAAAAAAGACTTCATGTCACGCTTCGCCTAGCAAAAAAGAATACTGAGAGGTGACAAATGGCCGCCGTCGAGCTCGCAACCGGGTACATCACACTAGCGGTCGAAACAGCTACCCTCTCACGTCAAATCGCTGGCGCTCTCAGCGGTGCCGGAAAATACGGCACCGCTGCAGGGCGTGAGATTGGGCAAAATATGGCCCGCGCCTTCACCGAGGCAAAGCCAGTAGATACGAAAGAGCTAGAGCAAAAAGTTAAAGACGCTCAGGATCGTATGGCGCAAGCAACCGAAATCGCCGCTCGCCGCCGTACCGCCGCCGCGTCCAGCATTGAACAGGCTGAGCTTCGTCTCACCGCCGCTCAGGAAAAACACGCTGCCAAGCTCACAGCTGTACAAGCTGCCGAAGCTAAACTTAATTCTCTGCGCTCTTCCGGCTCTGCCACTCAGGCGCAAATTTCTGCCGCTGAAAGTACGCTCTCAAACGCCCGTGCATCTGCTAGCACGGCACTTGCTGGCGTCAAGGCAGCCGAAGATCGGGTAACATCCGCCCGGCAAAAATACATAGACGTCTCCCGCAAATCTGTGACCGAGATTAGCGGGCATTCTCAATCACTCAAATCTGCGCAAGAATCCCTCACTGAGGCTGTCCGAGCCGGCGGTCATGAAGCAGAGAAAACGGGCGGCGCCTTCGGTCGCATTGGCAAGCACTTCAAAAAAGGTGTGGAAGGCGTAGCGCCCGAAGCTCAAGCCGGGTTCAAACGCGCCTTCGCATCAGCAGATCATGAGGCGCAACAGGCCGCAAAAACTTCAAGCAGCCTCTTCTCATCGACCTTTAAAAGAGCACTCGTCGCAGGTGGCGGATTGCTCGGAGGTATCACGCTCTTCGGCGGAGTCAAAGAGGCCCTAACCGCCGCCGGCGACCTAGAGCAGTCTGTCGGTGCCGTGGATTCCGTGTTCAAAGGCTCTGCTGAGCAGATGCACATGTGGGCAGCTGCCGCCAGCACCTCAGTCGGCATTTCGGCGAACGAATATAACCAATTCGCCTCGGTGCTTGGGTCCATGCTCAAAAACGCTGGTACCCCTATGGAGGAATTGGGCGGCAAAACTAACAAGCTCATCGCGTTGGGCGCCGACCTAGCAAGTATGTATGGGGGCACGACCGCCGATGCGATCGAAGCCATCTCAGCGGCATTGCGCGGTGAAATGGACCCCATCGAGCGTTATGGTATCTCGCTCAATGATGCGATGCTCACCCAAGAAGGGTTGAATCTAGGCATCAAAAAGACGGGCGGCTCTTTCGATACACAGCAAAAACAGCTGATTGTGCAGTCGCTTCTTTTCAAGCAGTCTGCCGACGCTCAAGGAAACTTTTATAGGGAAACCGATACCTATCAGCACAAGACGCAAGTTTTGGCTGCAAAGTGGAAAGACTTATCGGCAGAAATTGGGGAAAAGTTCTTACCCATTGCTGGCGCTGTAGTTGATTGGGTGACAAACCAAGGCGTGCCAACTTTTGAACAGTTCTCGCAGGCCACCGCCAAAATCTTCAATTTTGTAAAAGAAACATCCGACCTGTGGGGTCCGTTCGCTATCGGTATAGGAGTTGCCGCCGCTGCGTTTGGCGTTTGGCAGCTCGGGCTTGCCGCGTGGAACACGATAGCCAGTATTACCGCTATCATTACGGGCACTCTTGAAGGCACGTTTTGGGGATTGACGGCAGCAGAATGGGCAGCCATTGCGCCTATTGCGCTTGTTGTCGCCGCGATTGCCCTTGTGGTAGGTGGACTTATTCTCGCCTACACCAAAATCGGGTGGTTTCACGATTTCATCGACCAATCTTTTCAACGGCTACAGGTCGTAGCCGGGATTGTCTGGCAGGCGATCGTAGATGCAGTCAATGCATTCGTCACCTGGTGGCAGACCAACGCGCAGCCCATCATCGACCAGGGAATCCAAGCTTTGGGTGCAGCCTTCACATGGCTGTGGCAAAACGTTATCATTCCGGCCTGGAACGGCATTGTGATAGCGGCGCAATGGGCCTGGGCTAATATTCTGCAACCTATTTTCAACGCCATCGTTGATGTGATTCAGAATTTCCTCGCACCAATATTTACCTGGTTGTGGCAGACAATCATTACACCCGTGTGGAATGGGATTGTCGCGGTCATCCAGTGGGCGTGGACCACAATTCTGCAGCCGCTTTTTCAGGGCATATGGGCATTTATCACGGACATTCTCGCACCAGTATTTACCTGGCTGTGGAATGAGATTATCGTACCCGCGTGGAACGGCATTAGTGCCGTTATCGGGTTTGCCTGGAACAACATTATCAGGCCCATCATGGACGCCATTGTGTGGGTCTTGCAAAATATTGTTGGCCCTATTTTTACGTGGCTGTGGAATGAAATTATCTCGCCTGCCTTTAACGGTATCCGCATCGTCATAGAAATCGCGTGGGACATTATTCGGGTGATTTTCGATGCGCTATATCACCTCATCAAAGATGTTCTCGGACCAATTTTTAGCTGGTTGTGGGAAAACATCGTCAAACCAGTTTTCAACTGGATTGGGGACCATATCAGCAAAACGATGGGGTGGGTCAAAGATAATATTCTCGCCCCGCTCGGTCACTGGCTGCAGAACGATTTTGCCAACGCCTGGAACAAAACGGTTGAGGGCATTGGGCAAGTCTGGGATACCCTCAAAAAAATTGTGGGTACACCGGTTAAATGGGTGATCGACACCGTTATTAACGGGGCGCTTATCGACGGTTACAACGGGTTAAACGATGTATGGAGCGGTGCTGACTTAGCGCGCATTGATACATCGGGCATCCCGTCATTCGATGTGGGTGGCTACACCGGCGCGGGCGGAAAATACACGCCCGCCGGTATAGTCCACGCCGACGAGTTCGTGATTCGCAAAGAATCACGGGCTCGTTTCGAGCGTGAGAACCCGGGCGCACTGGATTATCTGAACCGCACCGGGCGCCTGCCGGGCTTCGCTAACGGCGGGCGTGTGGTGGACCCCAACAATCCGTTAGATGCGCTGTCCGTTGGTTGGCAGCAGACCGGAGAAGCCGTCGGCAAAGCAATTGACGACGGGGTGGATTGGGCGTTTGACCGCGTTAAAGATGCGATTCTGATACCGGTGGATACAGCGTCGAATATCGCCAAAGACCATTTTAAAGGGAACGATTTCGTCGTTGGTGCTGTCGGTATGGCGCAGAAATCCGCTCATGATGTGGCTGATTTCGCGAAGGAAAAGATAAAGTCCTTTGTACCGAAGTTCAACCCCGGCGCGGGCGTTGAGCAATGGCGACCGACCGTTGAACAAGCTCTCAAAATCGCTAACTTGCCCGTGACACCAGAGTACATAAACGCCTGGCTGTCACAGATTCAATCTGAATCCGGTGGCGACCCGGGAGTAACCCAAAATGGCTATGTGGACGTGAACACCATTTCGGGCGACCTCGCGCAAGGCCTGGTTCAGGTGATTGGTGCAACGTTCGCCGCTTTCCGTGACCCATCGCTCCCGAATGATAGGCGCCACCCGCTCGCCAACTTGGTTGCGGGTATGCGCTATGCAACTGCCCGCTATGGCTATGGCGGGCAGCTTGGGGTTATCGGTCACGGGCATGGCTATGCTGACGGCGGGCGCGTCACACCGACGCTCTACGATCGTGGCGGCCTCATTACTGAGGGTGTTCAGCTTATCGACCATCGCCGCGCTACACCGGATTATGTGCTCACCTCAGAGCAATGGGAAGCCATGTACAACATCGCCGATCACAGCTCCCGCACCCGCGGGGGTATCACCATCGGAGAGGTGCACGGCTACACGGCTGATGAGGTGGCAGAAGCCATTGAGAAGCGCCGCCGCAGAGAAGAGAGGCTAAATTATGAGCCAGCGTAATGCCCCTCCCTTAGTACGGTTGCACCCGGTCGGTGCTGCAGAGCCCATCAGCTTTACCAGCACCGGCCTCGACGCCTTCACCCTGCTAGAAGGAATTGAAGGTATCGGTCTGCCGCCGGTGGATCATCGGCTCACAGAACGCTCAGGTGGCTACGGGTCGATTCTGCGTTCAACACATCTGAAAGAGCGCGAAATCTTTGTACCGCTCAAGATTATGGGCGCAAACCAAGAAGAAGTGCTCACTGCCTGGCGGCGGCTTCTCGACGCGCTGCATCCCTCACGGGGTTCGGCGCGTTTAGAAGTACGCCTGCCAGGAGCCGCCCCTCGATTTATTGATGTTCTCTATAAAGAAGGTCTCAAAGGGGAATTCGGGCAGAAATACCGTAAAACCCACTTGAGCGTAGGGCTTACGCTACTGGCGCCGCATCCGCTGTTCTATGGTGAAGATCATCTGCTGTCATGGTCGCCGAAATCTAGTGAAGGCAAACACTTTGTGTCAGATTCACAGCCGTTTTTTCCGGTCATTCTCACGCCCTCAACAGTGGGAGAGCTGACGGAAATCACCATCGAATCAGACCAAAACGTGACACCAGTATGGCGTATCACGGGCCCGGTCACCGACGTCAAAGTGACGCATCAAGAGAGCGGCGCTTTTTTCCAGGTGCGCGAAACCTTCAAACCCGGTGAGTGGATGGTTCTTGACGTCGCTACCTATGACGTTTTTGATTCTGTACACACACGCGGCGAACTCTGGGACAAAGTCGCTGACGGCTCGACGCTGTTTCAGCTGCCGCCGGGGAAAAACACAATCCGAGTTGAGGCAACGAACATGACGGACGCCTCAGGTATTCAGCTGGTGTATAAGCCCACCTATTTGAGGGGAATATAAATTGCTGACGGTCACCATGTACGATGAGCATCTGCAGCATCGCGGGCAAATTTTAAGCCCCAAAGTACAGGCTGTTATGCGCAAAAATCAACCAGACACCTTTGTCATTGATGTTGTTGGCGAAGCGCTCAAGACAGCGAATCGTATTATGCCGGGCTGGTGGCTTACCGCCCGTGACGGGGACATAGAAATTTCCGGCCCTGTCACCGCCTTTCACCGCACGGCAAAAGGCTCGGAGCTCACACTAGAGATTACGGTCACCTCAGCACTATGCCTTATCGCCGACCGCATTACCTATCCCGATCCTGCGCATGCTGAGAATGCTCAGGAAACAGCACGGTACACGCGCAGCGGCCCCGGTGAGAGCATTATCAAAGAGCTTGTAAATCTCAACACCGGTGGCGGGGCTATCCACGCCCGCCGGATTTCCACGCTCGATATTGCCGAAGACCGCCACCGGGGCGGGACCGTGCAGGTAGATACACGGCTCAAAAACCTATTGGAGACTACCCGCCCGCTGGCAGATACAGCCGGTCTCATCATGCGATGCGGTCTCAAGGACCGCCGCATAGTCTTTGAGACCGAACCGGTGCGCGATCTTTCCCGCCGGGTTCGCCTGTCATATATGACCGGTGAGGTTGCCGGGTGGGAAATGGAAGACACCGTCGGAACTGCAACAGCAGTTGTTGTTGGCGGTCAAGGTGAAGGCGCAGACCGCAAGCTCACCTCTGTCGTAGCCGCCGACCATTGGAATCGACGCATCGAACTTTTCAAAGATCGCCGTGACACCGACGATGCCGCCGCGCTAGAGAAATCTGCACACGAAGAGCTCGCCAAGGGGGCTACCACCCGCACACTGAAAGTTACGCTGAATGAGTCACCCGCCCGCCGATTTGGCGACGATTTCAGAATAGGTGACACCATCACACTCGATTTAGCTGCCGGGGCAACCCCCTACACTGCCCCTGTCGTTGAAGCAAAAATAACATGGGAATCCCAAGCCCGCACTGTCGAGCTCACAGTCGGCGACCTAGAGAGAACCAACGCACGTTTTGAGAAAGTGCGCCGCGATCTGGCGCAGCTCTCCACCATCTAAAAGGAGGAAACGCCATGACAGAGGCGCAGGTAAGTTTTCCCGTCACCAATAAGCCACTGACAGCCGGGCAATGGAATTCCGTAACTTTGGGCATCGGTAACGGCTCAATGGACCAAGGCATCAGCAACTACTATCTGACATTCGACAATACAACCGATTCAGTGACGATCGCGCCGCCGGTCGCATTCCCACGTTACGCGCATATGATCGTCGGAGGCTTCTACCATCGCCTTTATGAGTCTGTGACTCTGCAGCTGCCGCCGGTGAAGGAGAAGACACGCTATTTCATTGTGGCGTGCATGGACCCGGCGAAAGCCGCAACAAACCCTGTTGAGCTTCAAGTGCTCAAGGGGGCTCTCGACCGCACTGGCGGCAAACAATATGTGATTATTACAACCGTGGATCGGGAACCGAATAAGGTGCTAACGGATTCGGTAATTCGTCGCACCATGCCGCGCCTGGCGCCCTCTATCGAAGTCGAAAACTATGATGCGCTACCCGAACCTGACGATTTTATGATCGGAACAAAGGTGCATGTAGTGTCGAACAGCTGCACCTACCGGTCGGCCATTACACAAAGTGGCAAACGCGAATGGGTGCAGATTCATGGGACTAGCACCCATGATCTGCAGCCGATGCCGGGTTGGGCTGCTCGCTCATCGACCGGCGGCAAGATGATGGTAACCCCCATGTCAGACGGGTGGAAGTGCGAATATCACGGACAATTCATTCGCAAAGCATATGCGTTCACCATCGGCGATGAATGGCTCAACGTCGGTACTTTCATCCCTGAAAAATTCCGCACCGTCGATTGGATCGACCAACAAATTGCCGGCACCTATTTCGACGGCTGGAAAGGTGCAATCCCGATCTACTACCAGGTCGATTTTCAAGCTGGTATCCTCTACGCCCGCATGGAACGCGGCCGCTCTGTAGACCTCGGGCTAGATAGTGCCCTCAATATCGACGTGACGTGGTGCGCGAAACGTGAACGCACCGCATGGTAGGAGATGAGAAATATTGACTGACACGCCATATAACACCGTGCATCTCACCGGGCGGCTTCTTGACCCGGCAGGTCGCCCGCTGACCGGGCGTATTCTGTGCGAGCCAATCCCCGAATATGTCCTTGAGGATGGAGAAACAGACCGCCGCTTATGGGCTGGCGCTGTTGAGACCCATCTCGACGAGCAAGGCCGCATCTCTTTGCATCTCATCCCAGAGCGATACAAGCTTAAATTTCAAGTCACCACCGCCGCCGGGCTTCCCGCTAATATTCACCCGGTCACCGTGGAACTGCGAGCCGACGCGCAGCTGCCCGCCCTGCTGTGGGATTCCGCCACCGAAGCTGAACAGCCCAACCTTATTGACCGACTCATTGTGCTGCGCCGGGAGCCGGGCGAAATCGTCGTATCCACCAAATCATTCACCGCGCCCAAGGAGAAATAAAAACTATGGCTCTGAATCCTGATGAACTGCGGCTCGTCGCACTCACAGCAGAGGGTAAGCTAGACGGCGCCGCAAAGGCAGATGTGACCGACATAGCAAAGCGTGAAGCGACAGCAGCAACCACTACCCTACGCGCTCAGCTGCCCTCTCGTGAAGATGTTTCCACAAAGCTCGACGCCGCCGTATTCGAAGCATACATACAGCGCGCATCTCTCGCTGGCGGCAATATCCCACAGCCCGGCGGCGGGCAGCCCACCACACCGACAATCAGCGCACACGATAACGGGAACGGAACTGCCACCATTGGCGGCATAACCGTTCCTACTCTCACTGCAGAAAAGCTTACGGGCACTGCCGTTCGCGCTGTGCAAGCAATTCAATTCGCCAATAACTGGAATGTCTGCTCACCTGAATTCGGAGCAGACCCCACCGGAGCGAAAGATTCCACGGCGGCGATCCAGGCAGCCATCGACCGGGCAGCCACACAACCTTACGGTGGTGCCGTCTATATCCCCGCTGGCATTTACAAAGTTTCATATCCTTTTATCGCGCTCAAAGGGTGGGTAGAGGTTTACGGTGACGGCCTCGGGACTAAAATTATTGCGACCGATACGGTGCCTGTGGCTGAAAAAACCGGTGTTTTCCACACCGGTACCTACAATGTGCGCATTCAGGATAAAGGGCTTTTCCGCCCCGGCGTGCGCGACCTGTTCATTAAGACCGGCATCGTAGACGGGCATAACAACTTACCTATGGCAAACGTCTGCGGTGTTGTGCTCAACACTGACTTGGGTGATGGACCTGCCGACCCGGACGCCGTACCACGCCTTGAGAATCTAGAAATCTGGGACACCGATACCGGCATTGCGATCTTCGGGCGTGACGATCAGGGTATCAAAGCGCAAAACATCCGAATTCGCCGGTGCCTCAATCAGGGCGTTTTGGTGGGAAAACCCCCGACACACCCCGAATACATCGCCAAAGTCAAGGGCTACCCGGGCGGCGCAGATAATCATTTCAACATGGTTGAGGCATCAGGGTGTAACCTCGCAGGCAACGGCTGCGCCGGCTTTGAAATCTACACCTCACAGTGTCACCTTGTGAACTGCAAGTCCTGGTATAACCACCGTTTCCGTCCGTGGCAGGATATTTACGGTCTCACCACGCCGGGACTCACTAGTACCGGGGAACTCTCGGGCGCCTACGTCCCAATGGGAGCCGAAGCTACCGCCGGAGCCACCCGCAAGCGCCAGTGGATGCATGACGGCGCGGGATTCTACGTCAAGGCAACCCGCACGATTATTGACTCATGCCAGGCGCAGGAGAACGGCGGTCACGGCTTCATGATTGAATGGGGTCGCAACCAAATTAGTAACTGCGCATCAGAATCATCGAGTTGGTACGACGCACTTAGCAAGGCTGCGAAGCCGAACGAGGCCGCCGACTTCTACATTTGCAATGATGCCCGCGGCACTATTATTACCGGCTGCCGTTCGGATAGTCCACACGAAAATGAGAAGCCGCACCAGGCCGGCCGGTGGGGGTACTACATCGAAACCTATATCGAGCGGTTGCGTATCTCAGATTGCCTCTGTGATAACCACCCGGCAGATAAGATCGCCGCTATCGGCAATACGCTACGTGACGGTGTGAAGATTGATATTGAAACCATTTTCAAATCGACACTGGCACGTCACAAGGGCGTCACCAGCTAAAAGGAATGAACTATGGCCCCTGATTACGGCGTGGTAACAGGAAACTTTTTGACACCGGGGCAGTTGGCAGGCGCCCCGGTGCCACTAAGTGGAACTATCGTGTTTACCCCAACATCAAAAACTCAGGTAGACGGCATCCTCTATGTCTCCCAGAGCACCGGATACGTGGTTGCTGGAAAACTATGCGATGATCCCGCCGGAGCTCATGAGGGTATCCGCCTCATTCCTGGCACCTATCATGTGCAGTATGCCTTGACAGCAAACGGCGCCACCGCGCCCATTCCGTCGCACCCGCTTGAGATTATGCCAGGTGGTGGAGAGGTCTCACTGACCGGTTCCCGCCCCCTCAACTCTGATAGCCACAGGCTACAACCCGAAGCGCAACCGCAACCGCAAACGGAGCAAACACCGCGGCGGCGCATGGTCGCTGTAGACAACCTTGATGGTACGGTTCGCTTGGAGATGGAGGACATCTAAGATGGGTGAAATCATTGCCGGCGCTACCCGCCTTGTCGCTCTCAACGCGAATTATCAGCTCACCGGAAAAAGCGCCGAAGCGGTCGAGACGATCGTAAACGCTACTCTTGACCGCCGCCCGGCCCCGGTGCGCGGTGAGAGAGGCGAACGGGGAGAACCAGGCCCTCCCGGTCCTCCCGGTCCCGCCACCGGTGCAAGTGAAAGTGTTCGTAGTACCGGGTGGCGACTCGTTAATGAAGAATTCGGCGCACCAGGCGGATACCTATACATGCGGCGTGATGGAAACCTTGTGACGATTCTAGCCACCAACCATTTCACCGGCGGTACCCTCATCCCCACGGGGAAATACCTCGATAAGGAAATCCCAGCTGGTTTTTTCCCTGATCTGCCAGCAGCACCGACCGGAGATAAAAAAGTTAGAGTTCGAGCGACCTTCACGCAAGCCGTTCTCGCTGGAAACGGCGGCGAAATCAACGGCGGCCGAAACCGCATGTGGATAACGTGGGACACCGAAGGCTGGCGCGGCAACCGCCCTGCGCGTTTTAACCTGCAGATTGATACAGGGGCCATTCTAGAAGGAGGTCAAATGACCTATCTAACCGCCGACCCGTGGCCTGCTCAGCTGCCAGGAAAACCGGCATAGAAAGAAGCCATGATGGGAATTTTTCAAATTGACACCGCTATCTGGCTTGCGTTGATTACGACCGGAGGCACTATTTTCACCGTCTATATCAATGCGAAGCAGAAATCGCACGAAACGAACGCCAAAGCGCTAGAAACAAGGCTTGATAAGTCTGAGGCACGCCTCGACAAATCAGAGGAACGTGAAGAGAAGCTACGCGATCGGATTAGCACGCTAGAAGGCGCCCTCGCGTCTGAAACTGCAAAGAATATTCGCATGAGTGCTCACGCATCTGCCTACATTCACAAGCTGCGTGAACATATCAACGAACAGAAGCCACCGCCGCCGCCGCATCCTTCAACGGGCGTCATCCAAATTTTAGGCGAAGGTATGCCCGCCGGAAACTAAGTAAATCCTTGAGGCTTGAAGCCCCGCACCTATTACAGGTGACGGGGCTTCACCTAGTGAGAAAGAGGAAATATGCCAACCCTTGAGGTCAAAGACCATGACATTGTAGATGGTGTAGTTGTTTCGCCCAACTGTGTTGTGGGTCGCCGAGGCGGCTTCGTCAAATGGGTAGTCATGCACACGATGGAAGCCCCGGAGACCGCTAACACCGCTGAGAACGTCGCCAGCTATTTCGCGAACCCGGCGGCGCAGGCATCCGCACAGTATTGCGTTGATTCCGATTCTATTATCCAGTGTGTTGATGAGCTGGACTATGCATTCGCTGCCGCAACAACTGGGAATATGTTCGGCATCCACATTGAGCTAGCCGGGTACGCCGCGCAGGACGACGCCGGCTGGTCCGACGAATTCAGTCAGGCAATGCTCGATAAGGCGGCGGCACTGACGGCCTCGATTTGCCGCAAGCACGGTATTCCGCCGCGTTTCCTAACCGACGCTCAGCTAGCCGCCGGGGAAAAAGGCATTACCACGCATGGTGCGATCAGCCGCGTTTTCCGCGAATCCGACCACACCGACCCGGGCCCGAATTTTCCCGCCCAGCACTTTATCAACCTCGTCAATCAGCACCTAGGCAACCGCATCGCTGCCCAGGTCAATGACGTTATCGAGAACGGAGAAGAAATGTCCGAAAAGGTACTCGAAGAGATTCGCGATGAACTCAAGTACTTCAATCTGTACAACCGCCCTGGTGAAGAGGGCAAACACTTTGACGGTCAAGCCGCATCCTGGCAGCGGAACATCTCGAACCGTGCGACCATCATCGCTGACGCGCTCACTCCCGGGCAGGAGCACGTCAAGTTTGAGGGCTTTATTTACGGTTTTCTTCGTCAGATTCTTGACGAAGCGAAAACCACTAATTCCCTGCTTGCCCGCCTTGTGAATAAGATCGGAGCGTAAACCTCATGGATTCGCAGAAACTCGCAAACGTCCGTACCGCTGTGTACACTCTGGCTGCCGGTATCGGCGGCTTTTTTGTTGCCCGCGGCATTATCACCCAAGCGCAGCTAGATAGCTACCTGCCTATCGTCGTTACGGTAGTCGGTCTGATTCTGGCGATCGTGAATGTCGCGCCCGGTAAACCTGTCACTGAGCCGCACCCCGATGTGGTGGACTCGCTGGCACGCCTGGAAGACTCGACCGCCCGCGTCGAAGATTCTATCGCACAGCTGACAGATGCCCCGGCACCAGCTGCAGACCCCGCGCCGAAGGTTACCCCTGGCGACCATGCCGACCCTGCCGCCGCCAATGAGCTACTGGCTAAGCTAGATGAGCTCAGCAAACAGTAACGGGACCGCGTCTAAGAAAATTTGCCCCACCACACCGATACATGGTGTGGTGGGGCATTTTTTCGCTCTCTGCAGGTGAGAAGACCCGGCACAACCGCGCAGAGGTACCGGGTCTTCCATCCCCGCGTATGCGGGGAAAAGATTCCCAATTTTCTGTTAGAAGAAAACAGACAAATGGTTCATTCCCACTAAAGTGAGGAACACGTTAGGATTCTAGCATTATTTTTGGTTGCGATGAGAGAACGACTCCCACCATTGCCTAATATGTTTTTCAGTCCATCCGTAGGTATCCCGCCCGGCACCGGTAATTACCATATCGGGCTTAGGGAGCGGGTGACCGTTGCGAATGCGCCAGTCAATGGTCGAGGTTTGCGCACCGAGCAGACTGGGAAACATTGACTTTGCGTAGAACTTTTCATTATCTGTCAT